CTTACTTGACTTGAATGGTAGTCACAAAACTTAAAGAAAACAAAATAAGGCAACACGTTACTCAAGTCCGCAACGTTACCCGAGTATCCCATTTCAGCAATAACTTCATTTTCGATGGCTGTTAACTCATCGTTGTAAGATTCATTAATTCCTAATATTTGAATCGGATATGTATTGAACTGTTCGTAACCCATTGCCTTATTTGTTTATTTTGATTTTGATTTAACCGGTGTCTCTATAACTTTAGCCTCCGATTTGTCTTCGCCCTTGTCCTCAACTTTTCCGGCTTCACCGATTTTTTTTGCAATTCCTTGTTTGATTAAATGAAGTGCATACTCATGATCGATGTCAAGTACTCGCCCCTCCTCAAGTAATTTATGGGGCTTCAAAATCTCTATTTTCATACCTTCGTTAATTCAGTGATTACACCCGAAATGGAATCATAGATAGTAGTCACAACGTCCGTGCCACGAATCACGATTCCTTCGTTCAGATATTCAGCAAGAATGCTAATTTGATTCTTTGAAAAATTAGCACCCGAAACACCACGACCATTTAATTCATCGGAGCCGATCCACAAACCGTCGTTATAGAAACGAACCGACAAGTTGTCGACCCATGCAAAGATCTTATCGGATGTATAGGTTGCATCGGGAATGAAGTTCTCAATCGACAAATCAGGATAAGAAACCTTTGCAAGTTTGTTGTAGTTTGCATCTTTTAACAAATTAAGCGCCTTTTGCTGTTCGCTCGAAATAGCGACGTGGATCGTATTACCTTGTGCATACGGTCGCAATTGCCAATAGGCCACTTCAATAACATCAGCAATGGTAGGTGTGCCAACATTTACCTTGGCCGTGGTTACAATTGGGTTGGCAGCCAAAGCAATAGCAGCAGCAACTTGAGCAGCGATTTTGTCCTCGAGGTCTCCCTTAAGGTCGTCTTCATAAAGTGATTGCACACCATCAATAGCCTTCAATAATTGAACAGGAACGGTTACGCCTTGTGCCAATGTTGACAATGCAAGGGTTGTGTTTGCCGTTGTGTTGGTCTTGAATGGTTTATCGGCACCAATAGCAACGATAGCGGCGGTGTTTGCTCCTCGTGTTCCTTCAGTCCAAATAATTTGATTGCTTCCTTCAGGAAGAGCCATTTCTTTGATCCCAGCGAGTAAACCGGTGTTTCTTAACTTTTGAGAGAAACTAAATTTTTCTAATGCTGTTTTGGTAAATAACGAATTGTTTGAATTGTAGATTTTGATTTTACCACCATTTTCAACAAGCGCATCAAAATTTAAGTTTTTCGGTTTTGGAACGCCGGCGCCCAGATCTTTTTGTTTAATTTCAAAATTACGGATTGCGTTATTGACGGCTACAATTTTTGCATCGGTGATTTTGTTTGACACCTTCATTTTCGTAGTATCGTCTTTGATTTTTTCAGCCAAATCAGCGAGCCGTTGCATCAATTCATTGCTTACTGCTTGAGCGTTTGACCCATCACCTGCGTTCCCGCCGGCATCGTCCGGCATTGCGTTGATTGCAGCGGTGATGCTGTCAATTTCATTCTGTAATTCAGGCGAAATATCGCCTCCACTTTGCGTTAATGCTGTAACTGTTAACGCCAATAAATTTAACAAGATATCTTTCATTTTGATAACCTTTTTTTAATGTTAATAAATTGTGCGTATACGTCCGCACTTAACGTTTTCTTTTTTTGCAAGTAATTTTTATAGATTGTTTCCTGTGATGTTTTTGCGTGATTCATGATCGCAGCGGTTTTTAATTCACCAAATTTTAACAATTGGACGGCCTCATCAGATGTTAACCACCAACCATCAACAAGTAACTGCGATAATTCATTCAATGGTTTGCCTGTTCGTGCATGAAGGTTCTTTAGAATGATTTCATTCTCTACCTTGTCAAGTACATCGGCCTGCGTTCTCATGTCTATTGCATTGCCATTGATTGCAGCCGTTGGCTTGTGGTTCATTACCATTGCACCTTGAGCAATATTGATAGTATCGTTCTCATCAAACAGTGTGTTTGCCGAGCTTGCACAAATTCCGAGAATGTTAAATATTTTATTTGCCGGTGAATTCTTTAATATTGAACGTATTGCGACGGCTGCAAATAATTCACCACCGAAACAATCAATATTTACTATCAATTCATCACTTGAAGTTAAATCACCAATTTCATTAACAACATAAGTTGGAGATATATCTCCGATGTTCCTAATCGTTGAAACAATATCGCCAAAAATATTCAAGTTCTTTGTCATACTATACCTTTATTAGCTTCTGCAATTGTCTTATAATCAATGTCAAACCCTAAATCATTTTTTGCAAAATTGCAAAAATATTCGCAATATTTTGAATGATTTTCATAAAGTATTTTGTTTGCCTCTTCATAGTTGGCAAAGGTTTGTCCGCTCGATGGTAGCAATACATAAGGAACTCCTAACTTGCTGCAGACAAATTCCTCGCAAAGTTGTTTTGTTTCAATGATCCCCAATTTTGCAAAATCAAACATGATGGTATCTACATTCACTTCTTGTTGGAATATCAAGAAATTGGTCTGCGAATCAGTTGCAACGCCATGACTTTCCGAAATTGTTTTTTCCATTGCCTGTTTTTCGGCCTCCGTTAAAACCGTCTTCATTGGTAGCCCACTTGCAGACTTAGGACTAATAACATTCACAAACCCACTTTTGTAAAGTCCATTTTTCTGACAACTCAACGCAATATTGTAAAGTCGTTGGTAAGGTTTACATTTTAATAAAATTGAAGGTTCACCACAATACACATTCGTGTCGTCAAATTCAAATACTTCAGCGTTGCTGTAATTGTTAATCGACACGTGGTTTGTGCTTGCGTCTTTCACGTAGTTATTTGGTGAAATGTAAAATATTTGCCCTTCAATTCTTGCGAATATTGCATAGCCTACGTTAACGAAATCATTAAAGATAGCAGTTGAGTATTTTTGCAATAACTTAATAAATTGAATATATTGAACATTTGAAGCATTGATTGGATCCGTTGGCCTCCAATTTGTTCCGTTCAGTAGGTCGGTTCGATAGTCTTTGACTTGTGAAAACAAGTTAAACTCGTCAACAACAAACCCCAACCCGAGCCGGTCGTAATATCCTAATAAATTGGTTGCCCTTCCTAATTGGTATTGATCAGCCGTTGATTGTTTTTTCGTTCTAAAATTAAAAAGTTTCATGTTATTTTATTTTCGCGCCAAATATAATAAACATTTTCAAAAAATGTACTAAAGTTATCAAAATAATATCTTCAACTCTCCATAAATTAAAATATAAGCCAAAATAGCATTATTAAGGCAGTCAATGTTATCGTCGTTGTCACAATCAATTTTGAACGTGTAAATTTGTTGCGCAAATTCTCTATTTTGCAACGTGTCAAAGATAAACAACTTCTGAGTGATGACATCAAAATTGCTCATGATCCGTTCGTATTTGTCAGTACGGCTATACCAACCTTCAACGGGTATCTGAGACGCCACACAATCATTGTAGAATTTCAGGCCAATTTGCCCATTTGTTTCAATTAGTGTCCGTTGCACCGGATAATCACGCTGCCATTCCTTGATTTTTTCAGCTATTAAAACCTTCTCTATTTTGTTGCGTGAAAAGCTATCAATTAACCAAACCTTGCCATTGGTGTCGGTTGCCGTCAAAGTAAGTGCAAAATTATCACCCCCTTTGGCATTTGAAGGATCCGCAAAAATGATAAAGTTATGAAGGCCTTCGGGTTTCTTGTCTGAAAAATGGATATTTTCAGTTGTGAAAACTTCACCGGTGATGTCAGCGTAATTGCCCTCGCACAACACCTGCCACCGCCAATAGTCATAACTGCCAATTTCAGAACGTTGGCCTTGTTCAGTCCACTGCGTGAATAACGCTATTTGATTTTGCGTTAAAAACGGGTTGTCCTTCCATGTAGTCTTTAGAAAGTTTCTCTCAGTAATTAAATCGTCGATCCAAAACTTACGATATGGGTTGAAATCAAGAAAAAGTTTCTCTCGGTTGTTAATTTGTAGTTTTTCAACCGTTTCTTTTGCAAAAGTGTTGCACTCGTTAATGAAACGAACATCACACGCCCCTAATGAGTTAGCTATATCGTTGGCGTTCGTGTTGTCAGCTATATTAATAAATGCAAGTTGATTATTCCTGTATGTGAATGTCTTTTGCGTCGCATTTGTCTTGACACGGTGCAATATCGGATTAAAGATATTGTTAAAATCAGACATCAACCCAAAGTTTTGTTGCTTTGGGCTTTCCGAAAAGCATTGAATTTTTTTATTTTTGTCAGTAAGGAACGCAAGACCAATGTTTTGAAGTATCGCATATGTTTTGCCGGACCGTTTCGATCCCTGTAAAATTACAAACGGCTCTTTTTCGGTTGCCTTAAAAAAATCACGATACTTCTTTATTGTTGTCAATTTCATACCTCAATAACTTCTATCTTATTATCCTCATCATTGGTTATTTCCATGTATGATTTTGGCCGTCCTTCTGTTCGGTCGGTTAACTCTTTCAAATAATATAAATCCTTTCGAGCCTTTAGAACGGCATTATAAGCTATTTCGCAGGCCATCAACCGCATTTTTTCGGGGTTGTCAGTCAGGAACGATTTGAACTCATCCACCGTCAAAGAAAAAAAGTATCTATACCAATAAGAAACGCTACTATCTTTCGACCAACTCCCGTTACTTCT